CCCGGCAGCGCCGGGGTACCCGACAGGATTATCATTCTTCCGGGAGGGCACGTGGAATTTGTAGAAATGAAATCTGAAACCGGGATGCTTAGTGTTCTTCAGAAATTATGCATATCTCACTTGCGAGCATTGGGGTGTCGTGTTGAAGTGCTATACGGAGTGAAAGACGTAAACACTTATGTAACCCGCGTGAAGAAAATGATAAAAAACGGAGGCGCAGTATGAACTTTGTACCGCATCAGTACCAGCAGTATTGCATGAATCGAATCGTGCAAGATCCGGCTATCGGGCTATTTCTCGACATGGGACTTGGGAAAACAATCATCACGTTGTCCGCCATTAACGAATTAAAGTACGGGCGGTTTCAGGTTAAGAAAGTATTGATTATAGCCCCTAAAAAAGTAGCTGAGGCGACGTGGCAGCGTGAGGCGGCAAAATGGGACAACGTAAGCCATTTAAGGATTTCCACTGTACTCGGCAGCACAGCTAAACGCATTCGGGCCCTGCATACACCGGCAGATATCTATATCATTAACCGGGAAAATGTGGTATGGCTGGTGGATTACTATAAAAACGACTGGCCGTTTGATATGGTGGTAGCCGATGAAATGAGCAGCTTTAAAAACCATCGTGCAAAGCGATTTAAGGCCCTAGCAGCCATCCGGAGTCATATTACTCGTTTGGTGGGCTTGACGGGTACTCCTAGCCCGAATGGGCTATCGGATTTATGGAGTCAGGTATACCTTTTGGATCAAGGTGAAAGATTAGGTAAATATTTTACGCATTTCCGGGAACGATACTTTGAACCCGGGCGGCGGTGCCGCGAAGTGGTGTACTCATACGATCCGAAAGAAGGAGCCGAAAAAGCAATTATGGATGCCATTTCCGATATCTGTGTGTCGATGAAGTCAGAAGATTACTTGGAGTTGCCGGAAATTGTTTATCACGATGTTCCGGTAGCCCTTAGCGCCAAAGCACAAAGAGACTATAACGAGCTGGAGAAAAAAATGGTTTTAGATTTAGGCGACGACCACGTACTTGATGTTACCAGCGCAGCGGCTCTGTCCAACAAACTGCAGCAGCTGGCTAATGGAGCTGTGTACACAGACGACGGCGGGTGGCAAGAGATTCATAATGATAAGATAGAGGCCTTTATGGAGTTGATAGAACAGCTTAACGGGAAGCATGCGATCGTGTTTTATAACTTCCGGCATGACTTAGATCGCCTAAGAGCCGCATTGCAGAAAACCAATTTATGCGTACGTCAATTACAGACGTCAGCGGATGAGCTGGATTGGAACGCGGGTAAGGTGGATATCCTGTTAGCCCACCCCGCTAGTACGGCTTACGGATTAAATCTTCAAGATGGGGGAAACCATGTTATTTGGTTCGGCCTGAACTGGTCTCTGGAATTATATCAGCAGGCTAATAAGCGGCTACATAGGCAAGGGCAAAAAAATAGAGTCATAGTTCATCAGTTGATCTGTGAGGGTACTCGTGATGAGGATTTGGCTAGTGCGTTACGCATGAAAGATGCGGCGCAGCAGTACGTAATGGATAGTTTGAAAGCCAGAGTAGATAAGTATAGGGGGCAACAATGACAGAGATTTTGATTTTCGTAATCGGCGCGTGGATTGGCGCCGTCGTCGGTGTCGTAACTGTAGCATTGTGCGTCGCGGCGGGCAGGAGGAGAAATGACGGTTAAAGAGTTTTTACGGTCAGTCAGAGAGCAGGACCGCTTGTTACGTGCATATGAGCAGGAATTAGAAGATCTAAGACGCAGGGCGTATAACATCTCAAGCCCGAAGTTAGGTGACAAAATACAGTCGAATCACTTAGCTACTCTTGACGAGATCGTCGACAAGTTGGATTCCCAGATCGAGAAGGTAAATGCCGCATGGGATGAGCTGATTGACAAACGAAATCAGGCTAAAGCATTGATTGACAAGGTAGATGACGAGAGTAGCAGATGTGTGTTGTACAGGTACTATATTCTCACGCAGCCGTGGGAACAGATTGCAGTCGAAATGTGTTACACACTACGCTGGGTTTACAAGCTACACGGAAGAGCGTTGCAAATTTTAGAAAAAGAGTTCACTAAAATTCATTATAATTCACTATAAGACGTGTTATTATGGTAAAGGGAAATTTAAGGATGAACCTCCTTTCCGCAAAAAGCACATGTCACTCCCCGGCATGTGCTTTTTGTTTACCTTTTTAACATTTCAATTAGTGAACAATGGGGGTATGTTCCAGAATTTTACAGCGCAGGACCGCAATTCGGCGGGTCCTTTTTAATTTTTCTCAACAGATGTATTTTAATAGACAGGTGTATATCAAATGACAAACACGGCACGAAACAGGGCAATCAAAAAACTAAATAACTACATCTGGACACTGCAGCATAGGTGCGACACGATCAACAAAGTTAATGAAAATCTCATCATGCAGTATTGCCGGTTTACTGTTTTAGCTGAAGAAATATCTCAGGAATTAACTGCTAACTTAGACAAAATGGATGCGGCTAATATTGAGGCGCATCTGCGGCGATATGAACAATTTAACAAAACGGCGCTGGGGATTTATAAAGCGCTGAAGTTCGACAAAATAAAGGATGAAGAGGCCGACAATGGAAATCCTTTTACACGCATGTTGACCGAAGCACAGAATGATGGCGATTTTTAAACGCTGCAATACATGCCATCAGCTCTACGACGGGTACAGATGCCCTGTGTGTACACGCAAATTTGCTAAAAAATATCAAACTGAGAACACCGCAAAAAAAGTATATGCATCACGTTTATGGCAGAAATGCCGCAAAAACGTGCGTATAAAATACATGGATTATGATATTTGGCTGCTTGGAATTGGCGTTTTACAGCGGCTAAATAATCCGATTATTCATCACATCAAAGAGCGGGATGAAAGACCGGATTTGCTGTTTGCTTTAGATAATCTGATTACCGTGTCTGAAAAAAGTCACGGAGAAATACATGCGTTGTATAGAGCGGGCGGGGTGAAAAAAGAGTATGCATTACACAGGATAGCTGACGGCATAGCAGAATTTGAAAAGAGGTTTGGCGATGGTTGAAGATGAAATTAAGCTGCTGAAAGTACCGGCAGAACTTAACGAATTTATCGGGGACTATTACAAAGCTCTGGTAAAACGGGCAGATAATGAATTAGTAGGAGAGTCAGAATACCGGTGCTTTAAGCGGTTTCTGGATCTGTACAATTCGGGCAAATATAAATTCGCATTTAACGCAATGCACCGGATGTTCCAGTTTATAAATTTACTGATTTATGTAGACGAGGACGGTAAAGCTAAACGCTTGAGTCTGTATCCTGTTCAAAAGTTTATTATGTGCGGGATCTTCGGGTTACGATATCCGGATGGCCGGTACTTGGTTAATACCGCGAAGCTGTATATGGCACGGCGCAACGGGAAGAGCTTTCTGCTATCTGCAGTACTGCACTATTTAATGGGAATGAGCAAATTCCGGAACGAATTGATTGTTCTCGCGTCGTGTAAAGGGCAGAATGCGACTATTTGCTTTAAAGAATTTTGTAAATTTATTGATAATGATCGCCGCTTGAAGGAGGTTTTCGATAATGTAAACAAAACCGCGTGCTGGGCAAAGCACAAAAACACCGGGAACTATTTAGAAATGTTCCGGACAGGTGGGAGTGCGAAGAACTCATTGGATGGGTACACGAACAAAGTAGCTGTTATCGACGAAGAAATGCTCTGCGATGAAATCATCACTAAAACAATACAAGACGGGCAGGCGCATTTTAAAGACGCATTACTTGTCGCGATGTCCACAGCACAGTTTGAAATCGGCGGAGATAATCATAAAAGTTGGTTGACTTTGAGAAAGATGTTGTACGAAGATCTTTTACCAGATAATGTTTTCTTGTTTTTAGCAGAGCCCGACGCGGCGGATATTCAGAGTAAAGACTATGCGAATATCAAGCTGTGGGGCAAAGCAAATCCGGTACTGTTGTTTGAACAGGACGGGTTTACCATTAAAGACCATATCCGAAAAAAATATCTGCAGAAAGCTAAAGAGGCGGTAGCGAAGAAAGGGTTTACACTGCAGTCGTTTGTGACGAAACAGTGTAACACTTGGTACTCGGCCGAAGATAAACAGGTTTGTACATACGACCAATTGATAGCTTGCGGAACAGATACTACTTTTGAAGACCTGATACAAGCAGGATATAAAGATTGGTACTTAGGAATTGACGCTTCTCAGACGATCGATTTAACATCGGTGGATTGGCTGACGTATTACGGTGTGGATCAATCGGGGGCGATGGTAGAGAAAGATGCTCCCGCGGCCGGGTATAGATTGTTTATACATAGTGTGTCGTGGATGCCTGAAAAGAAATTGCAAGATCATGTAACGTCGGATAAGTTTTGTTATCGAGATTACCTTGATACGGAACTTTTTTTATGTTCCGGCGCAGGCGGCGAGAACATCGATACAGTACAGGTTTTTGAATACATAGACAAAACTCGGACAGATCACGACTTACACTACGTAACGATAGCCGCGGATCCGTACAACATCGCCGGGATACAAGACCGGTTGTCTGAGATATGCGATACATTCATATTGCAAAACCAAAGTCCGAAAGCGCTAAGTCAGTATATCGAAGCGCTGTCGCAGCACTTTAAAGATGGGGTTATC